CTGGTTCTTCCAAAAGCATCTGCATTTGCTGGAACAACTGATATATTGGAGTCAATTATTGCATCAACTGGAAACCGATTGTTTGTGTCTACAACATTTCCATCCCTTGTTGCAATTAAAGGAACTTCAAAAAGTGTTCTTTCTTGATTTAAGAAGTCTTGTGTATTCTTATTCCACTGAGCCATTAATCACTCCAAGTTAAACTTTCTGGTCTATATCTTTGTGCGTTTTTAACAGTTACTGAATTTGATGTCATTGGATAGATATTATGAACTATTGCTCCAGGATATTCATCTTGAAGTTGTTCGGCAAGTTCATTCTTATTCATCATTTTCCCTTCTACTTCCATACGATATAATCTCCCCTGCCAAACTACATCAGCAATAAAAGACTCTTGAGTAGTTTCTGGTTGAGATGCATTCATATATAAATTTCCGTTGAAATCTCCTGCAATATTGATGCTTTCTGAAATAAACTGCTGAAAACTTTTCATTACTTATCTCTTTCTTTTAAATATTCTATTGCTGCTTGTAAATTATTTATACTATCCTTAAAATTTCCTAAACCTCTGTTGCAATGGTGACATAACATTCCACGAAATTTTCCACTATTGTGATTATGATCCATGACTAGTGCATATATTTTTCCCACATGAATATTATTCCTAGATCCTGCAATTTCATTACCTCCACAAATATCACATTTTTCTTGTTTTTTTAATTCTCTAACCTCATCATCAGAAAGTTGTCCTCTAAATTTCCCTCTACATATTTCTGCTCTGTAAGTTGCCCTACATTTTCTGCACCAACTATCCAAACCATCTTTACACTTATTATGTGGAGGAAAACTTACAGTATCTCTTGATTTTTCTTCTTTACATCTAGTGCAAATTTTAGTGTTCATACCTTTTTCATTATTCTATATCTATACTTATTTATGTAATGAAAAAGGTATGAACTAGCACTTCCACCTTCTTCTTGCTTTACAAATTGGTTTGTCCGGAGTTTTAGAACAATCTATATTATGCATATCTCTTTGACCAGCAGAACGACGGCAAAATGAAGCACGACGCTTTGCTCTTTTTCCTTTTGGATTCTTTTCAGTAACTGCAGTTTGAAGTTTAGAACCGGGATTCTCACGGCGATAAGTATCTACTGCTTTTTTACTCAGACCATCAGTTTTATCTTGACGATTAACTTTTTGCCAATCTTCAGATAATCCAAATTCTGTTCTCCAATTTGAATATTCTTCTGCTTTCATTTCACCACTATCTACGTAATCTGCCGCAGAATCAAGATAATCTGCTGCCTTAGTAATTTTTGATTGAACCCATGCTTCAATATTTCCTTCACCTTTCATTTTTTTACGAAGTCTTTTTGCAGCAGAAATAATAGTAGAAATTTCAGAACGAGCCATTGAGTGCTCATGGTCATAAGATTCTGGAAAGTTTCCTGGATGTGGTGTATTTGGGGTATAATCTTTTAACTTAATTGGCATAGAAAACATGTCCCAATATTTTGGTCCATATTTACACTCACTGCGAGTTTCTGCTTTTGCACATTTGGGACAATATCTTACACCGGATTCTTCTTTTACTGGAACACAATTTGGAACCGTTTTTTTACCTTTTTTCTTCATACCTTTTTGTTCATAACCATCCCAACATGCTTCTGATTTAGTTCCCCAATTTGAAGCACCAACTTTACGACATTTGACAAGTGCTCCAGATGCATATGCACTTGGCCAAACATCATATCTTGATTTTACCTTATTATAGCAAGCATCTTTTTTGCCACTACCTTTGACAGGTTTGTCTTTGACTTCTTGTAAATCCATTTCTTCTTTCCTTATTTTTCTATCTGTTTTTACCATAGTTGGTTTAGCAGAACCATATTTTTGTGGTTGATTTGGATCTTCTCTTCTTTTTGCTACTTGTGCAGCAAGTCTTTCTTGTTTACTCATTGAAGCACGTTTTTCAGAAGAAACACATTTTGGTGTAGCAGTTTCACCTTCCTCTCTGGCACAAGCATCACCATCTACAACATCAACCCAACCAGGTTTTCCACCTTTTGATTTAGATTTACCAAACCAATCACGAAGACCTTCTTCTTTTATATTTACATCTTTAAACTTTTTATGATTTTTTTTAGCATCTGATTCCATTTTCTTCAAGCGAGTATAATAATCTGGAATTTCATCGAGATGTTGAAGTGCAATATCAGTAGATAAATCTTTATTTTTTGTATGCTCATGTTCAATTGGAATTCCCATCTTAAGTTGCTTTTCTATAAAAGAAACTTCCAAACGATGTTTTTTTGCGATTTGTTCAACTGATTTATGGGATTTAATCTTATGCACTGACACAAAAAATACTACTCTTTACTATTTAGAAATCCTTGTTTAAGTAATTTTGAAAGATCTGAAGTAGACCCAATAAAAACTGCATTATTTGTAACATTTCCTGTCTTTTTAGAACTATCATCTTCAATTTCTTTTAACTTTTTCTGTAGATCGATAAGTTTATCTGTAGTATCACTTACAGACTTAATTAGTTGACCAGCAACTTCATATGCTCTTGGACTTCCTCCTTCTTCTGCAATTTCCAATATTCCATTGATTGCTTCTTGACCCTTTTCAATCAATGAATATAAATTTGTTCTTGTATATTCATAGTCCTTTTGAATATCATAATTGGTATGTTCTTCAACGTTTTCAATCTCATTTAATGTATCTTTTTTTTCAACTTCAACAATTTCACTTTTTATATTGAGAGCATCATCTAATTGTTCAAATTTTTTTTTCATAACTATTAAATATCAGATTTACGAGTGGGACTGTATGATTTTGAATCTCCCAAATATTCCCAATTTTCATTAAATCCAAAGTCATCATCTGGTTCAGCATCTATTGGATCCGGAGTAAGTGTATATCTCATTTCCCTCTTAACAGTATTTACATCTGTCCCAGCGTAAGTGTCAACTTGAACCTTACGAATAAGACCATCTGTTGTATCTGCAATAGGTCCAAATAAGTATATCTTAGCTGTAAAATTTAACGTATATATAAGTGCTCTTCTTGAAGAAAAATCTCCTTCATAATCATCGGTAAAAGAAATACTATCTAAAACAACTGGTATATCTCTTTTTTCTCCAATAGAACTAATTAAATCTATTGTTAGATTAAAAGAGGGTTGAAAAAATGGTAAAATTTGCTCTATAATTTGAAGAGCATCATCATTTAATTTTGTAAGAATGCTCAATTGAAATCCAATATTATATGGAACTGGCATATAAACTTTTTTTAAATTTGTCCCATCAGATGCTTTAAATGATTGAGTAATTCCAGACTTTCTAGTAGAGTCATAAGAAATTGAGACCATTTCAAATGACATTCTTGGTAATGTAATTGCAATTGGTTTTGTTAATTGCTCTTGTTGTTGAATTTTTGCAAGAAACTTTTGTATCGGACCATATGATAATGAAACTTTAGTGTCATCAATTATATCATTGTTTCTATCCGTATGACGAATATAAATGTTATTAAAAAGGGTTCCAAAACCAATTATTGTCTTTCTTATAATTTGATGATAATAATATGTTCCTAACATTAATATTCTCCAAATGGATTACTTTCAGAAAAATCTATAATTAAATCTGCTTCAATTTCAATTTCTTTATTTTGCTCATAGGTTATATCATCACTATATGTATCATAAGATTCAACTATATATGTAGCTGAAGAAATTGTTCCAACCACAACTTCCCCAGGGAAAAACTTACCAGTATTTATAGAAACTTTTAATTCTACTGTTGGAGATTCTAAAAAGTTTTCATTTGGCGTTATTTTAAAATCCCTAACTACTGCAACAGTTCCAGAAGAACTACCAACAACAGATTCATTATATAAAAATGTTCCAATTCCTGCAGATGGTAACGTAGAAAATCCGATAGTTGGTTGAGTTAAATAACCAGAACCAGAATTAACTATGTTTACAGAAGAAATTTTATAATCAGTACCAGCAAAAGATTCTAAAATTGCGGTTTTACCAATTCCAGTTGGAGAAGAAACTTGAACTGTGGGGGGATAAGTATATCCATATCCTTTATCAGTTATTATAATACTTGATATTCCAATTTCACCAACATTACTTATAGAACATGATGCATTTGCTCCAGAACCTCCACCACCAACTATTTTAATTTTTGGTGCTACTGTATACCCTATTCCAGAATTTGTTAATAAAATCCTATCTATAGAACGAACTCCACCAACACTTTTGGTTATTGCTATAGCAGTAGCATTTGTTCCTCCAGCAGGAGCTGGATCTATGATTACAGTTGGAGTTTTAGTATATCCTTTACCATCATTATTTAAAATTATTTCTTTGATATATCCAGAAGATAATAAAGCAGAAGCAGATGCAGGTTTTGCAACCCCAACCAATTTTAATGTAGTAATATATCCTTCACTATCTACAGTATTATCAACCTCTTCAACTGTTGTATTAATAAGTTCATTTTCAAATTCATATAATTCACAATTCAATTCATATGTATAATTTGAACCAAGTTGATAGAAAGGTCTTTCAGATTCAACTCTTTTTATCTCAAAAAGTCTTTCACCTAACGGAAAATAAATTAAATCACCTTCTTTAGGTCTAGTAACAATTTCAAAAGATATATTTGTATCTGAATTTTGTCCGTCTAGAATTCCCGATCTTATTCCTTCCAAAAATGGTGATATAAATTCTTCAAATCTTTCCCTTGAAATTATCAAAGACAATTCATTTTTTAAAGTCAATCCAAATTTAGACATTACATCATAACCGGGATTATATCCTTCATAGTTTGCAACATATGCTTCTAATATGAAACTATCATCAAATTTTGATGCGATTGTTTCTCTAATAATATTATCTGTTTTAAATATTTTTCTTGGAAGATAATAAATTTCAACTCCATACATTCTAATTTGCTCATTAATCAAATCTTGAACCAAAAATTGTTCAGTAGGACTTCCTTGTAAAAAGAACGGATTTAATGCCATTATCCTATAAAATCATAAGGTGGTAATTCATAAGATCTTGCCATATCATTCTTAATTTCATCTAACTCTCTTAAAGCATCATCATACAACTGACGACCGTTTAATTCTGTTCCTCCAGGAAGTTTAACTCCTTGAAACTTAATTAAATTTTGTCCCCATTGTTTTTTAATTAATGAAGTTAAATATTTTTTTAAAAATGAATCATTATAAACTTTAGTGAAACTATTTGGATCTAATGCCCTATAACAATCAATAACTAAAAAAGTATTTTTATCTTTTGATCCCCAATCAATATCCAAATATAATCTATTTTGCCTTTTATTAAATCTAATTTGTTTATCAGTAGAAAGTAAGAAATCAATATCTTCTAAATAACTTTTTACCATTGTATATTGAAGAAGTTCTACAGAATTAAAATAATATAAATCATTTAAAAATAATTGATATTTTATACTCCACATTCCAGATGATATTGAACTAGTATCAAACTTAAATACTTTTTCTATTCCAATAATTGAATCCGGAACCTGAATAAAATTTGAATTCTCGTAAAAATTAGAAGTAATTGTACCAAGACCATCCACCGATGAAGAATTTCCTGTAGTTGTAACAACTCCAACTCCAGAAGTTCCTTGTGCTTTTCCTCTATTAATATCTTCATCTGTAATTTTATATTTTAAATACATTCTTTCAACACCATCAAAATGCCTTTCATTAAAATACTGAATAGCGTCATCAACTAAATCATCAATTTGGTCGTCATCCACATTTATTTCCAATACTGGGTGACCCAATTTTCTTAAGCAATAATCAATTAATTCTTGTCTACTAGATGGTTTTGCCACTTTAGTATTCTCCTCCGTCTATTAGTCCTGCAGTTAAAGTTCCAATAATATTAACATCATCATTAAAAGTTGAAATTCCAGTAAATGAAGATACCCCAGAAACATTAAGAATATTTAACGAAGAAATTCCAGTTACATTTGCATTACGAGCAGTAAATTCATCAAATTGTAAATCATCACTTACATATAAATCACCACCAACATATAAATCACCACCAGTTGTAGTAATTCCACCTGAAGATGCTAATGTAGTTACTCCTACTGATTCAAAGTTATCATTTACTACTAAATTATTTAAAATATCAACAGAAGCATTTATATCTAAGTT